TCCTCGGTGAACACGTCAATGTTCACGCCCGCCTCATCGAGGGAAATCTGGAGGGACTCCTTCAGCGCGTCGGCGAACTTGAGGACGATGCAGGAATACTCCGGCTCGTCCTGCTCCAGCAGCTCGAAGATGGAGTCGGCGAGTGTGTCCTTGCCAGAGCGAGCGAACCCGCTCACGGGGATTACGACGTGTTTCATAGGGAAGTTCTGCGGTAGCCTTGGGACCAGAGCACGTCCGCGATCTTGCGCGAGATGCGGTCCACCTTCTTCTCCGGGGCTTTCCAGTCTCCGAGGTGGAGGGCTTCGTGCACGGTCACGCGCAGGCGTTCGCGTTCCGTGGCGATGTTAGGATCAAGCTCAATGGTGTTGTCCTTCTTGCAGGCCAGCCCGCCGATATCCCCGGGCAGGGGTCGGACGATGACCTTGGGGACCTTGGGCTTTTTTCCCATGGGTGGATGTTGTCTGCCAGCGTCTGCACCTACGCAAACAATAAGCCCCGCCCCCTTTCGAGGGCAGGGCCGGCTACACGGCACTCCTGCGTCAGCCTAAACGTCGATAGGCTCGTCGCCCTGCGGGACGGCCTCGGGCTCGGTGGCCTTGGCCTTCTTGACCAGGTCCTTCACGGCTTCGGCAGCAGGCTGGACCGGCTGGCCTTCGACCGTGCGCTGGCCATACTCGGCCTCGTTGTCCTTGCGGATGGCTTCCTGCACGTCACGCGGCAGGCGGGGGAGCCACTTGGCGAGGCGCTTGAAAGCGGTCTTCTTCCACATCTCCATCGGGTAAGTAGCCCAAGGGCCGGAGGAGCCGGAGCGGCTGGCCTTACGGATGGCCTCGACCTCGGCCTTGCTCATCTGGATCGCGGCGGTTTCGCCGTCCTTGAAGCGGACCATGGCGTAGACCGCGTAGGCTTCGCCCCGGTCCTTGGACAGGTCCACGACGTGCTCCTCGACCTTGCCCAGGTTGAACCGATACTTGTCGTTCTGGCAGACGATATCGGCGTGGATGTGGGCCACTTCGCCCGATCGCATGACGAGCGCGAGGATGCCCTTGTAGTCGAACTGCAGGGTGGCGTCGTTGCCGTAGGGGATGAGGTGGGCGTGATGGCCGTCCGGCATCAGACCCCACTGGGCGGCCTGCAGGATGACCGAGGCGACGGACTCCTTGGTGCAGTCCCACAGCTTGGGGTTCTTGTTGCAGGCGGTGATGACGCAGCGCATGAAGCGGCTGGCGTCGTCGGCGTTGGGCAGGGCTTTGGCGACCTGTTCCTGGAGACCAGCCGAGCGGACGAGCTCGATGGTGTTCTTGGGCGGGAGTGCGGGGGTGTTGCTCATGGTGGGAGATTAGCGGATGTAGGCAGGCTGTTCGATATCAATGACGCCGTCGGTGAGTTTGGTCGGCCAGCGGGAAGGGTCATCGCCGTACTTGTCCTCGATAGCGCTCATTCGCTGGAGGGCTTCGTTGTAATGACGGCGGCCAGTCTCGATGACGTAGGCCGGGACGGCGAAGCACTGGACGAAGATTTCGGGAGGCTCGTCCCCGGCGATCACGACGTAGACCGTCTGCGTAGGCTGGAAGCCGAGGTTGGCTTCGATGCCGTCTCCGTACATGGCGGCCTGCCTATGGTAGCCTAGGTCGAAGAAGGTCGCGTTGAACTTGCGCGGGTTGATGGATGCTGATGTTTTGATATCTCCGAGGATGTTGTCGGGACGGAGGAAGTCGGGACGGCAGCGCAACTCGTAGCCGGTGGGCTGATGCCTCCAGAAGTAGGACTGCTCCACCTTGTTGCCCTTGTCGGCCAGAAGGGCTCCGGCGAACTCATCGGCGAAGACCGCGTCACGGATCGCGACGAGGGACTCGTACTCCTCGTGCTTCACGACCTCCTTGCCTTCGCTCTCCTGGGCGAACTGTTCCTTGCGCTCCTTGGCTCCCTTGCCCTTGTCGAGGCCCTCGGGCATGACGGCCCAGTCGGTGGCCACGAGCTGAGGCTCCAGCAGGAAGGTGTGGACGAGCGTCCCCCAGCGCATGGACGGCGTCTGCTTAAGGGGCGTACGCGTGAGGCGGGGGGACTGGAGGAAGCGGGACAGCGTGGAATTGCTGACCCCGATGTGGGCGTGGTATTCTTTGTTATTCATGTGCGGGGAAATTACTTGTCGCCACGGATGCGCGGGTGGCGCATGGAGCCGTCGGGCGTGCGGGACTGGAAGGTGACCTCAAGGAAGGAACCGATGACGGTGTCGCGGTTCGCCCAGATCGTGGCGCGCTGCTCGTCGGTGAAACCGCCGCCGACGCGGACGAGGCGTCCGTTGTTCTCGACAACCACGTGACCCATCGTGCCGGCCAGACGGCCTTCGCCTTCATGGACGGAGACGACCGGGCAGTCCTCGGCGTCCACGGCCTTGACCTTCAACCAGGCGTTGGAGCGTTTGCCCTGCGAGTAGGGAGCGTCGAGGTCCTTGACCATCGCACCCTCGAAGCCCTGCGAGACGAAGCGACGGAAGGCGTCGTTAGGGGAGATGCCGACGAAAGACTCGACCAGCATGACGCGCTTGTCGTAGGTGAACTTGGCCATCAGGGAACGGCGGTCGCGGTAAGTGCCGACGTCATCGGGCAGGTCGAGCAGCCAGAGGAACGCACCCTCGGCAGGGTCGTTGGAACGGACAGCGCCGACAGAGTCGTAGAAGTCCTGACCGCTGATGGCTTCGCAATCAAAGGTGAACACGCCGTGCTTGCCAGCGGTGTCGCTGAACCACTCGCCGAGGTGGGCAAGGGAGTTGAGCGGGTTGCCGTTGCGGGTCTTGAACGCCACGGCCAGCGTCTCGCGGCAGACTTCCACGATCACGCGGACGCCGTCAATCTTCGGCTCGACCGCGTAGGACTCGGGGAGGATGCCCTTGTAGGGCTTGGCCAGCATGGCCGGGGAGAGGGGGGCGGCGGCAGGCTTGCGTGCGCCGACACGGAAGTGCGGCTGGCTTTCAATCATGTTGAAGATGAAAGCGTAGAGGTCGGCGTGGGGATCGGAGGATGAGCTCATGTTGTGCGGGATAGGCAAAGGTATGCCCTCCCCTACCCCCGCCGTCAAGCCCCATCGGGAAACCGCCTAGGATGCCCTAGGAAGGGGGCTTCTGGGTCAGCCCTGCCGTCTACCCCGCCAGACCCTGATACCCACCGCCACGGCCACGGCAAGGCATCCGAACGACAGGGCCAGCCCTAGGTCACGGACGGACTGCAGGGCCAAGGTGGCCGAGGACAGGTTCTGGGTCAGTTTCTCGTTGTCAGACTGAAGGCCCTTATCCGTCACCAGCATCACCATGAAGTCTCGGCTGTTGATTTCCTGCAGGACAAAGCCTGCCGTCCAGGCACAGGTGACCGCCGTCAGGCCGGCGAAGGCAACCAGCAGGCAGACGGCCAGCAGGAGGTTGGCCTCACTTGCGCTTGGTTCGCTTGGCTTTGGCATTGGGCTTGGGCTTGGCAGGCTTGGACACCTTCTCCACCTCACGCTCGGCCCGGGCCTTGATCCAGCGAAGCAGGGCGTCCAGCGCCTCGGGACTAGCGTAAGCCAAGCCGCCCACGGCTGCCGTCCGCAGACTGCTGGAAGTGATGTAATCGGTGAGGGCGTAGTTGGCTAGGACCGCCGCGATAGATGCGGCCATGACGCGACGAGCCGCCCAGCCCCAGGTCTGCTTCTCCGTACTCAACAAAAGACGGGCTGCCATACTCATGGCCCCGATGGTCGAGGCCACGACGCCGTCCTTGAACTCCTTCGGGATGGACTCCGGGTCGATGGGCGAGCTCATTCCTGGGGAGGCTTGGCGTTGACGCGGTCGCGGATGAAATCCCATGCGAGCCAGATGAGCAGGGCGGCTCCGCAGCCGAGGGTGATGGTCACGATCAGGTCGAAGTGCGGGGACTCGACCACGAACGGGAAAGCCCCCATCGCCGCACCGCAGGCCAGAAGGGGAAGGCCAATGCGAGGGCCAGCGAAGGCGGTCGTGACTGCGCCGAGGACCGCTAGGCCAACGCCTGCCATCGTCCAGATGTTCCGGCTCGCCTCCTTGCGGACGGCTTCGACCTCCTTGGTCAGGTCTTCGATTCGCTTGTCCTTCAGCTGCGAGACGCGGAGGGCTTCGGCCTGCTGGGCTTCGAGTTTCTCCCAGGCCTTGGTCACGGCGGTGGCGAGTTGCCGGCCGAACGCCATCTGCTTGGCGTAGTCCACATCACCCTGAGGGGTTCCAGCCCTGCCAGCCCTAGCCAACGCGAACGCAACGTCGGCCTCTGGGGGCTGTGGCAAATATGACTGGGCCAGACGAGACTCGGCGACCACGACCTTCGGCTTGTCCGCGTTGCGCTCGATTGCCACGAGGGCCGAGGCGACGCGGTGATCCGTCTTGTCGAGGTCTTTGCCGAGCGTCTGGACAACGTCAGGCTTAGTCGGAGCGTCCGGCTGTTTAGGCAGGGGCTCCAGCGTGGCGGGCTTGCGGAACAGACTGCACCCGGTCAGGGCTAGGAGGGCGATGACCAGGAGCAAGCGCATGGCCTTAGCGGTTCTTGAGGGCGTCGAGGATGGTCTTGCCCTTGGCTTCGAGGGAGTCGGCCTTTGCCTTATGCTTCCTCATCACGAGGAGGCCGGTGACCAGACCGAGGAGGAAGGAGATGATTGCGGTAATCATGGTTAGGAAAGTTTGGAGATGAGCGCGGCGAGCTGGGCCTCCAGTTCGGCGATGCGTTCGGCGTCGGACTTGAGCGGCTCGGGCGGAGGGAGGTAGGCGACGCTGACGAGATACTCGTCGGACATCTGCTCGTTACCCATGACGGTGCGTCCGTCCTCGCAGGTGATGCGTAGGCGGTCGTCGGAGCGAGTCCAGACGAGGCCGATGTGATCGATGTAGGGCATGGTGATTAGCAATAAGTGATAACTACGACGGCACCGTTGCCGCCCTTGCCACCAGCACCGCTGGTGAAACCAGAGTCCGCCGAACTACCGCCACCGCCACCGCCACCGGGCCAAGCTCCGTCGGCTCCATTCATTCCATTGACGCCAGTACGATAAGCGCCGCCGCCGCCGCCAGTTGCTCCGAGCATGAGGTTATTATCAACACGGACTCCAGATGTCGGAAGGACTCCAAACGTTGTTCCTGCGGAGCCTCCGGCGTAAGCAGAGATTGATCCAGGATAAATGCTGCTACCTGCGGGAATGCTTCCGCCAAAGCCGCCGTTCCTGTTAGTGGTCAAATTAGCACCTTGACCGGCGCCAGCACCACCGCCAGTAGTTACCCAGACATATCCAATTTGAACGCCATTTGATGGACTACCAACGTTGCTGCATGGTCCTCCAGCTGAAGTGACGGTTTCCGTTACATAAGGTCGAGAGATGCCTCCGGCTCCTCCGTTGGCTTGGGCTGTAGAACCGGCGCTTCCCGAGTTAGCACCGCCGATTCTATAGATATAAAAGTCCGTTGGTGAAGCAGTCGCTGATCCGTTGTTTCCGTTACCGTCGCTTCCGCTGCGTGCGGCCCCTCCGGCTTTTCCTTGTCCAATAACTACACTGACCGTAGAGGGGACAGTGTCAGCGTGGAGTCGGTAAAAAAGATAGCCGCCACCGCCACCGCCACCGCCACCAGAACGGTTAGAAGTCGTGGGATAAACGGAGCCAGAGCCACCACCGCCGCCTGTTCCCCACATATGAACCTCGATATACTTCGCCCCGGCTGGCTTCGTCCAAGTGAACGTCCCGCTGGTCGTCGAGGAGCCGAAGACTTGAACATCCGTACCACCACCGCCACCGCCGCCGCCAGCGTTAGCGATGACGAACGCCGTCGTGGCGATCTTGGTCGAGTTATCCCCGACGGTCTGCGTGACCGCAGTCGTGCCGGTAGGCAGGGAAGGCGTGCCAGTGAAGGTCGGGCTTGCGAGGTCGGCCTTCGCGGACAGGTCAACGGTCAGGTTGCCCGAGCTGACGGCCAGAGGCGAAGAGACGCTCGTGATGTAGGACGAGCCGCCAGTGACCACATCCCAGGCGCCGTTCTTGCGGGCGTACTGCGAGCCGTCGGAAGGCGCGTCGTTGACCGTGGCGAGCGTGCCGAGGCCGGAGATATCGGTGTTCGACAGCGTGATCGCACCAGTGCGGCCAGCAACCGAGGTGACCGGGGCCGAGGTGAGATAGCCTGCAGGGTTCGAGCTGAGAGGATAGTAAAGCCCGTTGGCGACAGTGGTCGTCGAGTAGTCGGACGCGTTGGCCGTGGCCATCGTTCCGAGCCCGCTAATGTCCGTGTTCGACAGAGTGACGGCCCCGGTCTTGCCAGCCACGGACGTAACGGGAGCAGACGTTAGGTAGCCCTGGGACGTAACCCACGACTCCGTAGCGTAGCCCGTGAGGCTCGACGAGGTGAGGAAGTTGGAGGGGTTGCCCGTCAGAGGATAGAACCCAGCCGTGACCCAAGACTGCGTAGCGTAGCCGGTAAGGGCAGAAGCAGTCAGATAGCCCTGACCAGTCACCCACGACTCGGTGGCATACCCAGCCATGCCGGCGATGGTCTGGTAGGTGGCGCTGGCCGTGGCCGAAGTTAGGTACGGCGTCAGGGCCGAGGAAGTCAGGTAGCCTTGGCTGGTCACCCAGGACTCGGTGGCATAGCCAGTCAGGCTGGAGGCCGTCAGGTATCCCTGCGAGGTCACCCAAGCCTGCGTGGCGTAGCCCGTCAACGCAGCGCTGGTGATGTAGTTGGCCGGATTGGAAAGGGGGTAGTACGTCGCGCTGGCCGAGGACGTGGTCAGGTAGGCCGACATGGCCGCCTGCGTCTGATAGATTCCCGCCGCCCCGCTGATCGTCAGATAAGGCGTGAGCGCCGAAGCCGTGATGAACGAGGACGGGTTCGAGGCTAGGTAGTAGGTGCTCGCCGCGTTAGCCTGCGTCAAGTACGTGGCCGATGCCGTCGAGCTGAGCAGGTACGGAGCAAGGGCGGAGGTGACCTGTCCGGCGGTCTGGTAACCAGAAGGGTTGGTCGTGCTATACTTGCCGTCTAGGGCGGACTGGAGGTCGGTCTGATTCGACAGAGTTCCCGTAATCTGACCCCACACGCCGCTGTTGTTGTCGTTGGCGTTAATCCAAAGGCCCTGCGCCGCGTCGTACTTGAGCACCTGGCCGTTGGCAGGGGTGTCCAGAAGTACGTCATGCAATTCTCCTAGCTCGTATCCGTTGGCTATGCGGACTTCGATTTCGCCCTGATTCGCATGGATGCGGACGGCGTTGCCGAGGAAGACCGCGTGGGCGGGAGAAGCCGGAGGGGTCGGGCTGACGATTAGGCCCGGAGTGACCGATAGCCAGAGGTTAGCACCAGGGCTGAAGGTCGAGGTGTCAACGCCCTTGAGCAGGCCCATCGTGATGGCCGTGCCGTTCTGGTTAGTCGGGATATCCTCCTCAAGGATGGCGAAGGTCTTCGACGAACCAGCCTCCGTCGATGCGCTGGCCTTCGAGACGACCGCCTTGTTGCCCGAAGCGCCGGAGATGTAGACCACCGTGCCCTTGCTCATCGTGGCGCCGGACTCGTTGCGTACCGTGGCCTTTACCGCGTTGGCATAGTTGTCGGCCCAGACAGTATCGTAGGAGCTGTCGGATGCCTTCAGGAGAATCTGGCCTTCAAGGCCGCCGGCGGGAACGCCCTCACCCGGAACGCCCTGAGGCCCTTGGGGCCCGGGAATACCCTGCTGCCCTGGCACACCCACCGAGCCGTCGAGCGTGCCAGCGACGATGCCCGTGATCGTGCCGATGACCGTGGACTGGTCGGCTTCAAAAGTGCCCGTGATGGTCCCGAACGTCGAGGCCGTCGAAGTAATGATAGCGTCAGGCATAACTTATCAGACGGTGACGCTGTCGATTACTTGCACCCTGAATACTTGGGTTCGTGAGATGGAGCTGGGACCGAAGACGAACTTGATATCCCAGCGACCTAGGCCGATAGCCCAGTCGGCAGTAGAGCCCGGGTAGTAGCAGGTGAACGACAGGCCGTCCACGGCCTTCTCGATGGTGAGCGGGTAGGCGTTGCCGCACTTGTCCTCCACGGTCGAGGTCAGGGTCGTGGTCAGCAGATTGGCAGGGCCGGTCGCGCCTGGAGTCCAAGCGAAAGTGCAGGCAAACGAATTGCCCTGCGATAGCGTGACGTCAGACATGGCTACTTATTGTGCAAATGGTAGGGTTTGCCGCCCTTGGGGTCAGAAGGCGTTCAGCTTGCCCACGGAGAAGATAGGCTGCTCGACTGGGTAGGGGGGCGTAAAGCCCGAGCCCGCCTGTATCAGTTGCCCAGGAGTGAAGAAAGACGCGGCGATGGTAAACGTCCCGATCGTGCCAGAGGCGGACACTGTTTCCCCCGTCAGTTCGGCAATGTCCTCGTTGGTAAGGGATGGGGTGGCAACCTCTATGGATGCGTACCATCCGTTAGTCCCGAACAGGTTGTCTTCAAAAAATGAGAACGTAGGACGCCAGAAACCAGCAGGCCACGTCGTACTGTCGTAGCGCATATCAAACCGCACAGGGGTGTCGTTGTCCGTCAGGAATCCGCTGCCCGCGTTGTACTCGATGGAATAAAGACCAATTTCCCCTACCCCGCCGGAGGTGTCTTGCCCGAGAATCGGCGAGCGCAACTTCCCCCACGTGCAGTAGTAGTCGCCCGTGAGGGGGTCGGTTGCTCCGATGATCACGCCCATCAGATGCGGGCGTGGTAGTAGCGGGCCGTCTGCGTGCCCATCTTGATGCGGTCAGACCAGAGCGAGCCGGTGACGTACTGCGTGACGGATGCGCCGTCCACGGAAGCGACGCGAACGTAGGCTTCCGAGTCGGTGTCCGCTGGCATAGGCGTGCCGATGTTCCACTCGTAGCCAGTGGCGTCGGGGTAGACTCCGGCCAGATAAGGAACCTTGACCCAGACCTCGTAGTCCCCGGTCGAGACCGTGATCGTGCTTTCGATGTTGCCAGGAGTGAGGTTGTTGACCGTGCCGTACACGATGGAGTAGGTGGAATCGCCGCCAGAAGTCTCGACGTGCTTGACCTTGAAGGGATGGTCTGCGGTGGGTTCCGGGGTGCAGCCGTCCTCTTCCGAGTATACCAGCGGGACGGTCTCGAACTCTCGCGGCACGACGTCGTTGATGATTGAAGTGGCGAAGGCAGGAGTGAAGGCCAGCAGGCCGACGGCGCGGGCGTCTTCGATGTTCGAGATATCTTCCCAAGGCGGAAGGCTTCCAGCGTTGGCGTAGTAAGGGTCCCCTGCTTCGTTCAGGTCCGGCTTGTTCATCAGGAACGTGGCGTTCAGCTCGCAGGGGATGACGATATCCTGAGAGCCCACGTGGCACTGGCTGACCTTGTACCAATTGGAGAATGAGGTAAGGGTCGAAGTGACGATCAGCGTCGGCACGTTTGTATTTCTCAGGACATTGGTAAACTCGATTTGAAATACGCCAGGCGCTGACTTCTGGACTAGGACATTACCTGCCAACGCGGGGATGGTATTGAGGCACTGCTGCAGGTCGTAGGCAGACTGCGTCGATGGGTCAAACGGGAGAGTAGCGGCGACGGGAACAGGATTGCCATAGGACAGCGTCACATTGCCGGATTTATACTGGCCTGCGAAAGCAAGGACTTGAATCTCGTTGCCGAGCTCAGGGCTTCCTTCCTTCAGAACTGTGACCGCCGCAGTCGAAGGAACAGCAGGGATGGAGTCGATGACGGCCAAGATGCGGACATGATTTCCCAAGAAGCGGGGGTTGAAATAGGTCGTGTGGCAGTGACCCCAGTCCAGAAGGGTTTCGCCGACGGTCTCTACGTCCTGGTATCCCTCCATCTTCTGGATGTTCATCGTGTTCTGGTACAGGGACGGACCTAGATCGACGAACAACTTGTCGAACTCATCGGAGCCATTCTTGACGATGGACACCCAAGGCATCTCCGTGTTGAGAAGACCGCCCAGCATGGCGGTAGATGTCACGTCCCACTTGGACAGGGTAACGAACCAGCGGCCTTCCCCAGTAAGCGCATAACCGCCGCCGCCCAGCATCCAAGGGGAGGTGGCGTCAGCCAGGGGAACAGGGGTGACGCCGGTAGACACTACCGCCGCAAAGTTCATGTACGCTTGGCGATGGTCAACGAAAGCCCCTGTCTTGATTAAAGGCATCAGGGACTGCGTGTAGGTCACCGAGCCCATCGCAACCTGCAGGACAGGCGTCGGCGTTCCAGACACCGGCAGAGACGCCATGCTGCACTGGAACTGAAGGGGGGCCGTGCCGTCGGTAAGGGAAGGAATGTCCGGCGGCGCAGGCGGGTTGGGGAACTTAGGCAGGCTGAAGCCAAGCATGAGCCCAGCGCCACCATCGTTCGACGGCATCCATGGCTTCTGGATATCCAGGGTAAACCCGCTGGACGAGGCCGAGAAGGTGTATCCGTCGCCGGGTTGGAGGCTCATGTTCAGATCAGTCGGTTATCTCGGTAAACCTGATCGTTCCAACCCACAACGCTATAACGGACCTCATAGTTCACCTTGTAGAGCAGGCCGTAGTCCTGCACGTTGACCTGCGACAAAAGCAGCTGATTGTAAGAACCGTTCTCCGTGCTGGAAACCCAAGAGGTTCCCGCGTATTCTGGAACAATAATCGGCATGGTGCTGGACCAGTCGTTGTCTCGGGAGGTCGTGCCGAGGTAGGACAGCATATTCTGAACCTCAGAGGACTCGGTCGTGTAGAAGTGGCCGGAGAAGGAAGACTGCGGAGCGAGGTAGTTGGTCTTTCCGTAGAAGTGCTTGAAGTTCGGGTTTACGAAACCGATGAAGCGGCCGCCGTTGACGTCCTCAAAGCAAGCGCCGTTGAGTCCGATATAGGACTGCTTCTTGTTGAAGAGGCCGGTGATCGGAGTGCCGTCAGAGTTCGTTCCTGTCACAACCTCGATGAAGTCAGCAGGGTTCTTGATTTCTACCAGAGGACCAAGCGGGGACTGGGAGTAGCTACCCGCAGCGCCGGCAATCACGCCATCGTAGCCATCACCGCCAGGGGTGAAGAAGTTCGGATTGGTCGTGATGTTCTCGGACGTGAGTCCGTTGGACGCGGCGACCTCTGGGTTGGTGTACGTACCCTCGTTGACCGCAGGGTCGATGCCGATGTAGTCCACCGTGATCGTGACCATGCCGAGGTTGTCGTAGGAAACCGAGAACTTGTGGGCCGCCAAAGCCCCGTTGATGGGACAGGTCGAGCCTCGGTTGCCGACAGACAGGTCGTTGTCCGTGTTCGCCTTCCAGACGCAGGTGGCCGTGAGCAGGCCGTAGCCGTCGTTGCTCAGTTTGCCTCCTGGCTGGAGGACCGGGGCGGTTAGGTTGTTGCCGTAGTCTTGACGTGCCATAAAGTTTATTTGCCCTTGAGCATGGCGGCGCGGGAAGGCGCGGCGGTGGAGGTTGCGCCAGCAGGAGCGTCGAGCCAGCTGTTAGTCCGAGAGGGGGTGATGAGCTGAGCCAGCAAGTCGTTGGTCTTCTTGGCCTCGTCGAGCTGAGCGGCCATAGCCTCAAGCACGGGATTGGCTCCCACGCCGATGACATTAGAAAAGCCTTCAGGTCCCTTGAATGAGGTCGGCATCTTATCGATTTCCTTCTGGGCTTGGATCTGGGACTCGGCTGCCTCCTTCTGTTTGGCGGCGGCTGTCTCGGCGTTCTTCTTGGCAATCATCTCCGGGTCTGAGGCGACGCGGGCTGCCGAACGGCTCTCAAGGACTCTCTGCATCTCCTCGTCCTTAGTGTAGTCGTTGACGCCAAAGAACATTGCACCGGCTTTGAGATTTCGACGGAGATAGTCCAAAGGACCTGTAGACTCTTTCAGGTATTGAACCATGGCCGCATCAGCTTCTCCTCCGAATCCAAGCACTCCGCCCTCACTGCCCTGCTCTTCGGCTAGAGCCTGTGCCGCCAGCTTAGCGTTCTTGCGATCCAAGGCGTCCTGACGGCGGCGGGCCGCTTCTTGCGCGGAAGTGACAGTGCCTTCGCGCATATACTTGTTGCCACCGCCCTCAGCCACGGCCTTGGCGTCCTGCACCGCTTGCCGGTTCTTCTCGATGGCCGCAGAGATGGAACTCATGGCCGCGTTAAGCAGAACCATCGGCGCAGCGAAGGAAAGGAACAGGTCCTTGCCGAAGGACTTGAAGCGGTTCTCGATTCCTTGAATATTCTTCTCCAGGTCGCTTACTGACTTCTTGACCTTCTCGGTCACCTGCTCGGCGTTGGTGTCGCCGTTGATGCTGAACTTGATGACGTTGCTCATGCTTCTGTCTTTTCGAGTGTTTCGATTAGTTCTTCGTCCTCAGAGGTGAGGACTTTCAGTTCGGCTCCCTTGCTGATCGCAAAGGTGGAGTTAAGCCAGATGGCTTGGCACTCAGGCATCGTCCACGCGCGCTCCTCTGGGATGCCGTTGGAGATTAGTGAGGCCACCACGGTCAAGACCCATGGGGTCCCGCTGGTCTCGGAGTGTTTGGCCTTCTTCTCCCAGAACTTGGGCCAAGCCTCAACCAGGACAAACTTTGAAAAGCGATCAATCTGCTCGGCGAAGTAATCACCGTTAGAGGTCATCTTGCCGAGATACCAGGAGTCCTTCCACGTCAGTTTGTCGAGGCGTTCGCCGGAGCAAATCTTTACGGCCACCAGCAGATCGAGCGGACGGATGCCTGCACCAGAACGGAGGAGTGGGCTTTCGGCTGCTTCCAGCTGCACGCGGTGAAGCAGGCAGAACGGGGAAACAAAACGGCCCAGGAGTTTGGTAAGCCCTGGGTCCGTGAAAGCGGATGTGAACCGCTTATCCATGCGGTTAAGCGATGGCCTCGTAGCCGACGGCGGTGACGGTGACGGCGGAGTAGCCGCGGTTCGAGCCCTTGTCCGAGACCTTCGTCACCCAGCCCGAGAAGGCCGTGGACGCAGTGCCTCCAGAATAGGAAGAAGCGGTGTTGACCGTCAGGGCAAAGGTAGCGCCGAGGACCGGGATGGCCGAGGTCTTAGCGATGAGCTCGACGCTGATCTGCGTCTTGCGGTCGTCGCCGCGCCATGCAACGGTCAAACCTTCTTCGTCAACAATGGTGGCCTCGCTGGAGAACTCACCGTCGTTAGTGTAGGACTGGACCACGGCGTTGGCCACGGTAGCCCCGGGCAAGCCATAGATTGCGGTGACCCCTTTGACGATTGCAGCCATATACTATTGCGGATAAGGTAAGGTTAGCCCTCAGGGTTCACGACCACTAGAATGTCGTAGACAAGGACCGATGCCCAAGAGCGCTCGTTGACCCCCTCGTCCTCAGACAGGGGGCTGATATCGTAGCAGTGGGCGTCCCCCTGCAGGGTGAACACGGCCTGAAGGTCTTCGAGGTCCTGCATGGCCCCGGCGATGGCGGCCACCCGGGCACGGTGATCCGTGAGGGTCACGTCGTCGGCAGAGTCGAACAGGGTCACACGGACCGAGCACGAGTAGTTCCCTAGGCCGTCCGGGAAGTCATTAGGCAGGCGGGCCGAGTCGCAAAGGACGATGGCCTTGGGCAGCACGTTCGTGTCGGCGCTGTCACCTTTGTAGATGTTGACCCCGGTCAATTCGACCTGGGCTGAGAGGTAGGAGGCCACGGCGGCTTCCACGATATGGCGGGCGGATTTGGTTCCCATAGAGTTATTTGTTCTTACGATTGTTAGATTGTTGGATGGTCTTCTCAAGCCTTGCGAGCACGGCGGCGCGCATTTGTTTGACGCGGTTGCCATACACCAGGTTCTCGGTTCCGGCTTCGCTCGCCACTTGGTTGATGTTACCGATCAGGTTCATCACGGTCATCGAGACGAAGCCAGGGCTACGGCTTGCGCTGAACACGCCCTGAGCTGAACGCTTGTTCGCGTCCACCCATGGGGCGTTGTATGTGCCGAAGTTGCGCTCGACGCCCTTCTTGGTCACAGGCTTGGGGACCTGCTGCATGACCGCCGCCCAGCCGGCCTTGACGCGGCCCACCTTCTGCTGCCGTTCGGTGATGTAGGCTTCCATCATCTGCTTGGTCGGGATGAAGTATTGAGGCCCGCCGACGGGCTGGTTGCGCTTCCAGCGGCCTCCCACGGCGTTCTTGTATTTGTCATGGATGGGACGTGGGTCCTTCGTCACGCCTGCCACAGGGGCCACGCGCCCGAAGATGTTGGCCTTGGCAAGGTAGTTCTTCGCCTTGGCCTGCGAACGCTGCCAGTCCGTGTCGTCCATGATCTTACGCATGACCGGGGACAGCGAGTTGATGCGGGACTCCGTCACGTTCTGGTGCAGTTGAAAGAACGTCTGGGTGTCGTTACCCTTGATTGCGTTGATGATCTGACGGAGGAA